CCATGCCTTTCATTTTACCGAACCTAGGAAAGTTAAGTAATATAGCAAAGCTAGAAAACAACTGTAAACCCTCTGTAAAGGCTGAGTATACTGCAAGTGTTTTAGCTATAGTTTTTTTGTCAGACTTAAGGGGTTTAAAGTTACCGACATAATCATGCTTGTCTGCCATCTCTTCGTACTCTGAGAAAGCTTTGTATTCTATCTCAGGCATACCAACTGTATCAAGCAGTAAACTATAAGCATCTTGATGTATTGATTCCATGTTAGCAAAAGATGACATCATCATTCTAGCTTCAGGCTTCTTAAAGATAGGCATGTACTTATCAATGTAACCCGAGGCAACATCAACATCTGATTGAGTAAACAGTCTAAATATTTGTGTAAGTAAATGTTTTTCTTCAGGAGTTATGTCCTGCCAGTCTTTTACATCTGTGTGTAAGGGGACAGACTCAGGCATCCAATGCATTTGATTTTGTAGTTTATAATATTCGTACATCCACGGATATTCAAACGGTTTGTAATAATCTCTAGTTTTTAATAAGCTCATAATTTTTCCTTAACCTTCACAGGCTATACATTCCACATCGTCTAATCTTATACGTGGAATTTTAGTGTTTACATTTTCTACATTTCTTGCTGCATTAGTTCTAAAGTAATACAACGATTTTAATTTATTCATTCCATACCAATGCACATCATTTACATACTGCATGTATTCGTCATGCACTTCTTGTGGTTCGGTGCTTTTGGGTAAAGTAAAGAATAAATTTACAGACTGTGCTTGACAAATAAACTCTTGTCTTTTATAAGCGTGTTCTACAATCCATATTTGATTTAACTCGTTAGCTGTTTTAAATATTTCTTTTTCATCATCTGTAAGAACATCTAAATGCTGTACTGAACCCTCGTTAGCTGATATATCTTTCCAAATTTGTTCTAGTTTTTTTCCTTTAAGTCCTTTAGATTTAAAAAGCTTTTCAAGATATTTATTTTTAACTTGATACGAACCTGAAAGAGTCTTATGAGTATAGCAGTTAGCCCTATAAGGCTCAATACTAGGGGAAGTACCACTGCATATAATACCACTACTAGCATTAGGAGCAATAGCCAATAGATTAGTATTGCGTTTACCTGTGCCATGAATATCAGGAGCTTCACCCCTTTCGATAGCAAGTTCTTTAGTAGCAGCATTGGCTTTGGATTTGATATAAGTAAATGCTTTATGGTTAAAACCAGTTGCGAATATCCCTTCAAAAGGAATGTTCCTAGATTGGAGATATGCGTGGAAACCCATAGCACCCAGTCCCAAACTTCTCTCTCTATATGCCGAATACGCAGATTTAGTATATCCCACCTTACCTTCTCTAACATATTTTTGAAATCTTTTAAAATTTGCACTGTACTCTCCTAATTGTGTTGTGTCTATTGCGTTGTCAATGTAGTGTTGTAAAACATTGTCAAGCATGGTTATTAAATCTTGTATAAAATTATCGTTTTTTGACCAATCATCGAAGTGTTCTAAATTTACTGAAGACAAACAACAAACTGCTGTTCTTTCTTCGTTGGTTGGTAGTGTAATCTCGGAACATAAATTGCTTTGTCTTATTTTTAGTCCTAAATCTTTTTGTTCTTTAGGTAAAGCTTCGTTACATGTATCTATATTTACCATGTAAGGCTCACCAGTCTCTGCTCTTGCATGAATAATCTGCCACCATAAATCTCTAGCGTTTACTATTTTGACAGCTTCGTTAGTTTTAGGGTCAATCAATCTCCAGTCTTCATCATGTTCAACAGCATGTAAGAAAGCATTAGTAATATTAATACCATTGTGAAGATTAAGATTCTTCCTGTTGATATCACCACCTGATTCTTTACGCATGTTTATAAACTCTTCTATTTCTGGGTGACTGATATCCATGTAAGCAGCATAGCTTCCTCGTCTTGTAGTGCCTTGATTAAAGGCTAACATCTGTGAGTCTACAACATGGATGAAAGGAATGCTTCCAGTAGAACGAGAGCCATGAGCAGTAGAAATACCATTACTCCTAATATCGCCCCAATATCCACCAATGCCTCCACCTGAACTTGCCAACCATATATTCTCGTCATAGTGAGCAGATAAACCACCCCTACTATCAGGAACATAATTAAGGAAACAACTGATAGGAAGCCCACGGCTTGTACCCCCGTTGCTAAGTATAGGAGTGCTAAACATGAACCAACGAGAGGAACTGTAGTTGTAAAGTCTTTGAGCCAGTTCAAAATCTGTCTCGCCTTTGAAGGTTGCTCCGAAGACGGAGGCTCTTGCGAATGCTTCTTGCGCATGTGTTTCTCCTTCCCAAACATATCTATCTTTGAGTGTATCAAGACTAAATTTATCAAATGTTTTTTCTTTATTGTAGTCTATTTCAATTCCTAAGTAAGGCTTAGTTCCTATTTTATCTTCAATCATCTGTTGTGTCCTGTAAATGTATAGCCATTATAGCATAATGAATTATTTTAAGCAAGTCTTTTTGGTCATGTCCATTCTTTTTTCCATACCTCATAGCATACTTTATAATATTACCCATACAAAATCCTTCTCCATGTCCGTTATCAAATATAATATCTGTTGCTTGATACTCTCCATAAGCATAGTGTTGGTCATAAGTTTTATCTACATATCTTTGTATTTGTTTTATTGTTTCGTCTTCATTAAATTTATAATTCATCGTTTCTCCATTTATCAGGTAAAGTATTTTCACTATACCATGTAAAATTATTTGCTTCTGCCCACTCGGCATGACTTCTTTTAGTTCCATCTTTTCTTTTCTTAGCTTGTGGCATAGGAGCATAAGGACTTAAAAATAAAAACACTAATTCTTGATTAGGTTTTAAAGCCTTGCGTACCCATACATATTTATTGTACTCTTGATAGTCCCAAAACCTACCCTTTGCTTCCAACAAATATTCTTTATTACCTATTCTTTTAACAAAATCAGGTTCGTACTTGTGTTCAACAATGTAAGGAACTTTATTTGTATGATGTTCCCACTCTTGTAAAATAGTAGTGTGTAAAGTATGTTCCCACTTAGAATCATATCCTTTAGGAACATCTTTTTCTTTTGGTCTTACCTTTCTAGGCTTTCTAAAACCGACCATTAGTTTACATCCGTAAATTTAATATCTTTTAATTCTTTAGTCTTAAGAACTTTCTTAATTAGTTTACCATACCACCTTGGAGTATAAGCAGATACCATTAGTTTATTGTTAGCAAAAAAATGTGTGTCTTCTGGTAAGTATTTAGTATAGTTTGTTACAGAAACTTTCTTTTGTTCTTCATCAGTCAACATACTTTTTAACCATGTAACAACAAACTCTTCTGAAAGTTTACGAACTGCTTTTGATTTTTGTCCATTCATTATGCTTCAGCCTTAGAAGAGTCGTAGTTTTTTACAAGCTTCCAATAATCTAATATAGCATTAAACATTTTAGTGTGTTTAACCTGAGAGTCTTTGTCCCAAATATGACAAGCTATAAGCTCTGTATTTTTTCTATCTACAAATATAGATACTCTTTCTACATCAGTAAACCCACAACCTTGAGCATAAGCAGACAGCTGCATACCATGTTCATCATATACTAATTTAGATGGGTCTTTACCTTCTAAGTTATCTTTAGTTTTAAAGTCAACAAAGATTCCAGACTTAGAATATAAATCTATCTTACCACCATAGCCTGACTCAGCACAAAAAGAATCTTCTGCAATCCATTCTTCATCAGGGAAGTTTTCATCTAACCAAGCCTGTATAATTTCATAGGTTGTGTTAGTTTCTTCTCCTAGAAAACCTCGTTCAATCATAGCATGTATTTTAGTGCCTTCTTGGGCAGCACTTATACCTATACTTTTAGAATCAAACTTACATCGGGCAGAAAACTCATCAATAGATTCTGTTTCATTCTTCTCTAAAGTAATAGCAGACTTAAGTGCTTGGTCTATCTTCCAGTTTTCTAAAGCAGGTTTAGCTATCATGCCTATTATAGTGGTAACAGAAGGAACTAAATTTTCTTTCTTAGCATCTCTAAGTGTAGTGTTTCTTTCTTTACCATTAGCTCCAATGATAGTATACATAGGGTCTCCCTCTTGGGTATACCAATGTCCTGATTCAGATGTAAATTTATTATATGTATCTGCTGTAGTTACTTCTACAAAATCTTTTAGTTTATTTTCCATTTGCTTCTGACTCCTTAAATGCTTTGATTACATCTGATGAAAATAGTTTTTGTAAATTGACCAAGAACATTCTACTTGCTTTATGGTCTCCACCACATACAGTTTTAAATGTATCTAGTTTATCTACAATTGTTCTAAGCACATCGGTTTTAAATACTAATGTACAAAACTCGTTGTCTCCTACACATAGATTGTGAAACCAATAGTCTGCTTCAGTAGCCTTGATGCCTGAAGGTTTACCCCATGACTCGTACTCAATACATATGTTACCTGTTTTTTGCCACATATCTTTCTCTGATTTTACTTCTATCTTTTTATCTGTAAGCATCTCTGCTATTTTTTCTTCTCTTATTGTACCATAAGCTAAGTCAATGTCAAATTTCTTTCTATCTTTTTTAATCGGTTTCATTTAGTGTGCTCCACGAATCTCAGTTCTCTTGTACGGGGGTTAAAAGTTAATAATTGAACTCCCATTTTTATTTGTTTTTTTGTTCTCGGGTTTGAAGGAAGTAAATTTTTACCTGTTTTCCAATTTGATTCTCTATCAGGTCTTGAATATAAAGTCTTTACATCTATTAAAGTTGTTTTATTATTTTTAATAGCAATCAAATCAACTGGTCCTGAACAACCTGCGTTTTGAAATACTTCATATCCTTTATCCCATAACCATGTTACGGCATAATACTCTGCAAAATCTCCTTTCCTACTTGTTGAATCTTTAATGGGTTTCATACCAGCTGTCTCCTATTTTATATTCACCTGTTAAAGGACAACGCATAGTGTAGTGCTGTCCTGCTTTTTCTATTGCTTCTACTCCAAGTCTACCGACAAAGTCTGCTTGACTTTCAAGTACTTGCAACTGCCATTCGTCATGTATATTTGCTACAAACATTGCATCTAATCCATTAAGTTTTAAACTTTCATCAAGAATAATCAGTGCTTTCTTCATAGCTATTGCACCACCACCCTGTAATAGAGTATTTAATGCTGCATGTTTATGTCGTAATAAAATCTTACGACCGTCTAACCCTTTAAGATAGCCCTTCTCTGAAGCTCTGTCAACTCGTTCCTTAAGAGTTCTAAGTGTTGGTAGACCAGTAAGAAACCGTTCTCGCAATCGCTTACCTTCTGCTCTATTTCCTTTAATGATGCTTCCAATTTTTTCATCTCCTGCCCCGTAAATGAGTGCATAGATGAAAGTTTTTGCCTCATCTCTTGATTTAAGTCCAGCAAACTGTTGGTTAGCTGTATGAATGTCTCCGTTGATAATTTCATTTATGTATTCCTCGTCAGCCATATAGTGTGCTAACATTCTAAGTTCTAGTCCACTTGCATCTATACCTACAAGCTTGTACCCTTTAGGTACAGTCCAACAAGACCTACACTCTTTACCATAAGGACTATAGACTGCTGGAACTTGTGCCATATTTGGACCTCTGTGTGCCATACGACCAGTAATTGCACCAGTACAAATGACTGAACCATGAACTCTACCATCGTTTTCATGCACTGCATCTATCCAAGAATGTACTTGAGCTAATCGTTTCTGATATAGTAAGAAGTCTGCTATAAGCTGTGCTTCTTTTATATGAGTAATCTTTTTAAGAGTATTCTCATCAACAATAGCTTGTCCTGTTGGAGTAAATTTACTAGGTTTCCAACCAAGTTCTTGTAATCTTTGACCTATTTGTTTTCTTGAGCCAAGATTAAACTCTTGTAAAGTTTGTCTCATGAAAGGTTTTCTTTCACGGTTACCCTCTATTATATCTGAATACTCCTGTTCTGTCAATCCCTGTTTGGAAAGTTTACCATCTTTTTTTAGTTTAGGTTTAATTAGTTTGTCATCAATCCATATTGGCTTGAATGTTTCATGTACTTTATCTTCTGTTTCTTTTAGTTTACAACTAAGTTCGGAAGCTAAGAACATTGCTTCTTCATCATCAAATAAAAATCCATTTCGTTTTTGTTGTTCAAGTATATGTGTAACTTTGTGCTCTAACTTTATACATTCTTTTGAAAATCCCATAGATTCTTTTTTCAAATAATTAAATAATTTATAATTTATATCTACATCTCTTTCACAATAAGATAACATCTCTTTTGTAAAGGCAGACCACTCAGGAGAATCTTTCTTAGGTAATCCTAGTTTATATCCCCACTTAGCTATGCTATGTCCACCTTCTCTTGTAGGGTTTATTAGCCTAGATAAAACAAGTGTGTCTATAATTTTATCTGATTGATATAAGTCTACACCAGTAAGTTTTTTAATTACAGGTATGTCATACCCCAGTATGTTATGACCTATAAGCATGTCTGCTTCTTGTAAAAATTTAATGCCTTCATCAAGTGTGTCTTCGTAATAGTGATAAAACTTACCGTGTTCATCTTGTGCTACGAGACACCATATAACCGAAGGGTCTAGTCCGTCTGTTTCTATATCGAATACTAATTGCATTTGTTCTCCTATTAAAATGGTATGATGTCTTCTTCTTTAGAGTTTAATATTTCTAAGTCTTGATACTCTGATAGTCTACCTGTTTCTTTATCGTATACCAGTGAACAAGCCATGCCTACATCACCAGTATATCTTGACTTAAGTACACGCAACTTTGTTGTTCTTGATTCTAAATCATCATCTGATTGTTGATTTCTTTCCAATGCTATAACACAATCTGAAAGCTGTGCAATACTATTAGAGCCACGCAAATGTGATAGGCTTACACTTACACCATTCTCATGTCCCTTGTTACCTTCTATCCTACGAAGGTGAGACACAAGTATAATACCTGCACCTGTTTCTTCTACCATGCTACGAAGTCTGTGCATAATACTATCAATAGCTTTACGTTCATCACCGTCAAGCATAGAACTTACTAGCATATGTAGGTGGTCAACGACTACCCATTTACAATCACAACCTACAATGAGATATCTAAGCTTTGCAAAGATAGCATCTATATCATTAGCACCGAAGTGAGCATGTATAAATACCCTGTCCCTGTTAAACATCTTGTCAAACATATTTGTTAGTTGTGTTTCTGAATAGCTATCACGAACACTATCAATAAATA